TTCCATGATGCTCCAATTGTAGGATTTCCACTTGAAGCTTTACTTGCGATTACTGCATTAAAAACAACGGGATTCGTTTTAAAGGTGCTCCTAGAATTACCTGGAATATTATAAATTTCCATGTCAATAGTTTTATCACCTTTAGTCATTTCAAAGGTAAAAGTTCTTACCCCATCAAAAACTTTAGCTTTTCCAATTTCTTTTCCATCTACTTTAACAATTACATAATCATCTGCTTCTGCTTTTAACTCATATACACCTGTAAATGGAAAGTTTACGTTTTTCCAACGTAAATTCCAAATTTTATCCATATTGTTCGCACGATAATCCTCATCATTCTTAAATCTTGGAGTTAAGAACGGACCTAGAGTTCCAGCTGCATAACTACTCAGAGCAGGACCTTCATAAGTTACATTTACATTTCTTCCTGTTTTTGTTGAAGATAACCAATCGGCAGTATCAAAGATTTTTACAATCTCATTAACATTAATAGGTTTGTTGAGAAGTTCTAATTTAACTGTATGATTTCCTTTTTTATAATTTTTGTTTACTGTTGTTGGGCTATCTGCAAAAGATCCTAAATTTGTAATCAGATCTCCATCAACATATAACTTTCCAACATTATCGCAACACCCACTAAATGTGTAACTTCCATCATATGGAAATTCAACAATATATTCAAAGTTAAATGTTACGTCAGCATAATCAGATCCAGGAGCATCTGATGGGGGTACTGGTGAAATGGCATAAGATTCAATAAAAGATCCCCAAGCAGAAGATCCATCTGGTTTTCTGACGGGACAATTACTTATATCATACTTAGATGAGATAGTGTCTCCTCTTGACGAACTTATGAGAATTGGTTTATTTTTCCTTGTAGTGAAAAATGGGTTGTTTTCAGTTAGTAAGAATTTTTGATATTTTTCAATTTCTTTCCTAATAGGATCTTCATAAGTATTTGTGTATTGATTTGGATCCCAAAGTCCTATTTCTTCTCCATTAGGACCCCAAACAGTCCCATAACCTTCTTCTGTATCATCACATATCTCATACTCTTCAAAATCTTCTTCATCAGTAAAAACTTCAAACTCATCAATAGTAGTTCCGAGAACTGCAACAAGTTTCCCCCCACTACCATAGTTGCAATCATCTTTAATACTGACTAGTGGTTCATACTTATATCCAAATCCACCCGATACTAAGTCTACTCCAAGAAGAGCTCCATCAGATCCTATAATTGGATTAGCAGATGCACCAAGTCCTCCGCCACCATAAAATTGAATTTTTGGTGGACCGCATTCTTTAAAAGTTTGTATTTCACCACACGAATCAATGTCAGTTGTTAAGATTTGATCTGCAGTTAACCTATTGACTTCGTTAATGTTTAAAAATTTTAATATAGATCTATTTACTGTAACTATAAATGTTGTTCCTGGATTTTTTTGTGCATAAGCATTAGCCTCACAAATAGAAACACTATCAATAAATCCCAACGAAGGATCTACGTATCCTATTCTGATTTGATCTCTATTTAATACAGCATTGATATTGCTTGACATTTTATTGTTGTATCAATCCTTCCAGATTAGTAAGATTATTTATTAGAACAGAGCGAGATCTCCTTGATCTGTAGATGGAGATGCAAAATCCAATTCAGTAAATTGTGGTGGCGAAATATTTTTGAATTTTGAGAAAGATTTGTCAATATTTCCCAAAAGAGGAGTACTCGTTCTTGGAGTAGAAGATCCTCCAGATTGAAGTTGATAGTAATCTGCAACACTACAATCGGGACTTAAATCACAACCAAAAAATGATAGTTTTGTATTTACGAAACTTAAAGCTGCTGTTATTGATGAGCTAATGTTGCCGATAGTTTGACTAATTGATGAAAGAAATTGTCCTGCCTCTCCTAAAGATTGTTGAGCATCCGTCAAAAAAGAATTCATATTCGCAAGAAAGGAATCTACAGTATCAGTAATCTCTTGACTATTTTGTGCCATGACTCTTGATACAAGTTGTTCAACAGAACACATTTGAGTATTTGCGACATATCCATTACCAGATCCAGGATCGCTAAATTCTACTACGCCAGATCCATTGCTGGGGTAAGTTTGGTTAGTATTCAACAGATCATTAAGTTGTGCGTCAATTTGTCCACAAAGACTATCCATAATCTTATTAAACAAACATGTAATTATCTTTACAAAAGAATTTTTCAAATCCAAAAATTGATTTCTTTTATTTGGTTGAAGTAAATCTGCTGTTGGTGCTAAAGATTTGTTTATCAACTTTAAAATATACTCCATCAATTTATCAAATAAAATTTTCATGTATTTTGCAATTTCACATGCAGCAGTAGAAATAAGTCTTTGAATATCAGATATTAAAGATGATGCTGCATCAATATAACTCTGTGCTGTTTGTAAAACTTTGTCTATATTTTTAGTAAGTTCGTCTAGAATTGTTTGTATTGCCTTCATTGCAGATCCTGGGAGATCGCATACGTTTACCAATACAGTTTTTTTCAAATATAGATCATTCCTTTTTACATCTGCGATACTCGTTTGGTGAACAGCATCAACATTTTCTTTTGTTGTTCCTTCAGAAGGATCAACAGTTAGCCCTTCATCAGGAACTTTAATGTTTGGATCTTTAGTTCCTGTTGCTGGTTTTGCGTATCCACTTGTAGAAGAGTAATTTGTGTTTGTAGTTTTTATAGTGGACGACAACGCTGTTTGAGAGTTGCTACCTAGAACTCCCATGATCACTGGAACTTGTTGCTCTTGTCCGTCTAAAAAGAATCCGAAAACAAAATTTCCCTGTCTTAATTGAGGAGTTGTTCCAGCATTTGCTTGTCCGCCACCGCCAGTGACGGGATACATGATCTGAGCCCATGGAAGTTGATCTGCAGGAATCGTTGTTTCCTCTTGATCGTGCAGTCCAATAATTCTTACTTTATATCTACGTCCCCATCCAGGCGCTTCATTTTTTCTAGCATATTTTCCTGGGAGCATATTATCTCTCCAGGTATCATCACTAGCAATTTGTCCTACCCACCAATGAAAACCACCAGCGCCTAAAAATCCCGGATTATAAAGAGAACTTTCTTCCATTAGTCTTCATAAATTCTACATTCTGATGCATCTGGATGCTCGTCACAATACATCTCAAATGCTGTTGGATCATGATTTTCGTCAGGATGTTTTACCTGATATTTTTCAAGATGATCTAATTCATCTTCGATATGACGACGACGTTGTGAGCTAATGCTTGAATTGTCTAACTCATCTCTATCATCATTGATATGCTGTTGAAGTGTTCTGTTCATATGAACACGCTAAATGTGTTAAGTTTATTTATCAAGCTTGTCTACCAAATGATTCTCGAACGATATTTGCGCTTGTGTACGTTTCATTTTGAGTAATGTAATGACAGACGTGAGAAATTAAATACTTACCACCATATTGTTGATTCACATCGTTGTTTTTTGAGTTTTCAATTTTTGGGCTGTCAATAAAGATTGTATCCCCCGCACTTAACTTGAATAGTCCTGGTATAGTCACACTCACTTGTGTAGAGAAGAGATTGTTATATCTCATTGTTGCCTGATTTAAAATATCAGTTTCCTCAAGATTTTTACTTGTTGATTTTGAAAGTTGCTGTTGAGTTGTACCTGTGGGAAGAGTTCCAGTATCAATCAAAACATAATTTGTTTTAGTCGCTGCATTATTTTCTCTATTTGGAAACTCTTTATCATTCAGTTTGGGAAGTTTTTTTCCTCCCGTTTCATATGAATCGGATGATTGTTTATTAACAACTTCATAGTAACAAGTAAAAGGATCAAACTTTATAATTTTTGTATTATAAAGTCCCATTTTCATTTTTTCAGAAATATTATTAGCAGCCGTATCTACATTATAGTCTATAATTTTGCCATCATATCCTGGAGGAATTTTTGCCCCCTGACTATCTACGTTTGAATTATATATTAATTTTGATTTTGGTTGTTGCTTCATTAAAGAATCAATAGATTTATATTTAAATCCAGAGTCTGTTTCAAAGAAAAAATATCCAGCAGTTTCTCCTTTGCCACCGCCAGTAGAGGGAATAGATTTTTTGGATAACCAAGTACAAATATATAATGGTTTTCTATTATTTCCAATAAAATTATATAAGTTAACTGTTTGTTCAATATCAAGTTTCTTTTGAGTTTTCAACCCAAATGGAGGAGAATCTGTCAGAATTTTTCTAACATGATCAGACAATTTTCCGTCATATCTTTTTCTAACTCGTATTTGTTGATTTAAAATAAATTCTTTTGAAACTAAGTCAAGAGCAACTACTTGCTTGTTTGTATCATTATATTGTGGATGAACGGAATTTACATATAAAGTAATCTTCTTTTTCCCCTGTAAATTATCAACTATTTCCAATTCAACTCTTTCTTGTCCAACAATTGGAAGTCCTTCTAAGACTGTAGTGTCTTTTATGCTTCCTTTGGAGTCAACATAAATTATCGTAACCCTAACAGTGTCCTGAAGAATACTCTCATAATATTTCAATTCAAATATTCCAGGAATCAAATTTATTTCTCCACCTTCATTACCGTATATTTTACAGGTAACAATATTCGAAGATAAAGCTGATTTTGAAATTGCAGGTGTTGTCATTCTTTTTACTTTTATTTACCCAGGTAAGCGATCAAGAATTTGAAATGGATCACTTCCACCTCCAGATTGTGAAATTTGCATCATAAATGATTGATCATTCATTCCTTGAGATTGATAATCCATCATACTAGGTTGATCATCATCGATTAAAATTTCTTGAGGTGCTGCATTATCATATGAAGCGTATGCTTGAATCACTTTTAGAACACTTGAAACATTTGATGTAGAATTTAAAGACTCAAGAAATCCTGGTAGAGCAGCCTTAACTGTTTCGGTTGTATTACTATCAAAAACAAACTCTCTTCCACGCTCACCCATCATCGCATAAGTAACGCCATCAACTAATCCACCTTTAGAGTAAGCAACGTGAACATGATCACTATGTCCAGCAGGATCAGTTCTGCCAGTTATGAGTTCAACTGGTTTTACCCCTTTCATTCTATTGAACTCTGCGATGACATTAAGAATAGGACCTTGTTCTCTTGTATACGCTCCAATATCAAGTGCTCTACCAGAATAATGATATGATCCAGATGCATGTGTGCCACGAACACCACCATGTTCTGGATGTTCTGTAACTGCTTGGAATTGAGCAGGACTCTGCAATCTAGATTTAATAAATCTTCCAAGCTCACCAGATATTTTAGATCCTGCAGATCCGTATCCAGAACCCAATGCAATCCCAGGTCCACCTGCGCCACCACTAAAACTGGCAAGAGCGTCCGCAGCAAATTTATATCTACGTGGATAATTTGGAATACCCGCTCTTTCCATCTCACGTTCAAAAATTTCAACCGCTTTTTTGTACGATGTTACACCTTTAATACGATTATATGTTCCATAATCTTTCATCTCCTTTACCATCCACTCAACTTGAGTTTCAAGTGCCCAAGGATCTTTTCCAGAATTTTTTGCCCATGCACTTAATGATGCCCATCTCTCAGTTTCAGTCCATTGCATGATACCCCTACCAGGACCGCCACCAAGCTGTCTGGATTTTGGATTTACCCCAGACTCTTGCATCAAGTTACCAATAACTCCAGCAGCTGCCTCTGGTGTAAATCCTTCTTTATCAACCAAATATCTAAAAACTTTTTCTGCATTTGTATTGCCAGTAAGAGTAGGAGATCCAGATGGTTCGTCTGTTGCACCTCCATCTTCCCCAGGTTCTTTACCTCTATCAATTTCTTTTAAAGATAATTGCATTTGTAAATTTTTAAGAACCTCATCAGCTCTCTTCGATACACTTTCTTCAACAGATTTTGCGATGACATTTGTAAGATCTTTTCCACTCATAAACATTTCTGCATTTACTTCGCCGCCACCAGCAAAAGCACCACCAGTTCTTAATACTTCACCACTAAAAGTATTATTAATCCAAGAATTTAATCCAACTCCAGCATTTTTATAATCCAGTGAATTTGGTTTTTCTCCAAGAATAGTCTTAGTAGCAATTCCAAATAAGGATCCAAAAAATGGAATTTTACTAGTTTTGTTATAAGATTCCTCAAGGTAACCAAGAGGATTTACAGTATCTAAATTGGTTGATTTTGGAAAAACTCTTTGTATATCTTTTAATCCACCAGCATCTTTTCCTGGATTTAATTTTGTCGGTTCTGTTGTAATAGATCTTTTTGTTGTTGGTTTTTTAACTTTTCTTTTTACACTACCCTGAGTTTTACCACCTCTTGTAATTCCACCTCCAGCCATCTTGCTCACCATTTCTTTTTGAGCACCTTGATTGCCATAGATATTTCCAAAAGATCCCTTATCTTTAAAGGCAATTCCAAGCGTGAGCATATTAAATGCTTTTCTCAAATCTTCCCTAATTCTTGCATCAAATTTTGCAAGATTAGTTGCTTGCTTTTTCTTATCATCTTCATTCAAAAATGGATAACGAATTAGTTCTATTGCGTATCTAAAAGGAGAACCAACAACATCAAGCAAAAATCCAGCAGTTTGGAATATACCAAAAAGGGGTTTAATCATGTTAAGAATAATTCCTCTACCTATTTTTGTAAGAGGATTTTTATCTTTCTTATATTCATTTTCAAGATTTTGAATTGGTTTTATTGCAAATTTGCGAAGTTGAAATGCACCTTCACCTAAAGCTGATGCGAGCAATCCTGCACCAGCAACAATAGCACCCGCTGCGCCGGCACCAATTCCACCAGCCTGGGCAGCTGTTCCACCTGCCTGACTTGCAGCACTGGTTGCTGCCTGTTGTGCTCCTCGTTTAAGAACTCTATCACTAACAATATCCGTTCCAACGTCAAGAACTCCACCTTTACCCTGACTTCCAAGAACTATAGCAGTTGTGATCGCAGCCTCTATGACTTTCCCTACAGCACCATTAAATGTATCAAAAATTTTAACAAAATTTTCTCCACCAAAACTTTTTAGTTGTTTGCGGGTAAAGTCATAAGCTTTATATCCCCAGTCTATAAAAGTAACTAATCCATTTAATAACTTTCCACTAAAATCAATAAAGAAATCTACTGCTGGAGCTAGAATTTTTAAGAAATTTGCAATCTTTGGAAGATGTTCTATAAGTCTAAACGCAATAAATCCTAAGATCATGTTGACTATAAACTTTTTAATTCCATCCAAAAATCCAAGTTTAGGTAAAGAAGGAATGTTGGGTAATTTCTCATCTGCCTTTGGTTTATCTTCTAATTTTTCTTCTCTTTTCTTTCTCTTAGATTGTTCTGCTAACCTATCCTCTTCTTTTTGTTTTTTTACATCTTCAACATATTTTCTTTTGACAAAATTTTCTATCTTGATAACTTGTTTTTTTATAATCATCCATTGAGATGGACGATTTTTCTTTTGATTTAAAAGTTGAGAATCTTCTCTAAATGAATAATTGTTAGAAACAGATATTTTTCTAGCAGACTCTCTCGAAACAATAGCATTCGATTTAGATGATGGTAATAATTTTCCAGCGTTTATTGCCATTTATATTACCTCCTCAACCCAAGAGTTGCTTCTTTATTTTTTGTCCCCGCTGGATGAGAAGCTGAAATTTTAGGGCTTGTAGGTCTAGTTGATTGATTAATACCTGATCCTACAAGATCTGCCTTTGATCTTCTTCTCACTACAGGTGGTTTTTTAGATAAAGGTTGGACTCCTTTTGATAATGGTTTTGGTTTAATTTGTGCGGATTTTTGTGCTGCAACTATGTTAGAAGCAGAATAATTTCCCATTCTTGCTTGTTTTTTTGTTAGATCTTCTTTCTTTATTCTTGTTTGTTTTGCCTTAAGATCATTAATTGCGCGAGAATATCCATTACTTCCTAATCTTTCATCTAACATTTTTTTAATATGTTCTTCTTTCATTCCACGTCTTCTCATATCTTCAAGATCACTAATACCAGTAAGACGCATAGATCTGGCATTTAATGTTTCTTCTCTGTTTTTAGCTCCCTTTGGATCAAAAAAGTCACCAAGACTTTCCAACATTCCTTTGTTTCTTTGTGTGGGTCTTGCATATTCTGGATTACCATTTTTATATCTAAGATACCCAACAAAAGGACCGTCAGGACCCATCATTATTTTTGTTTTTGGAAGATTTTTCTTATCTTTTTCTGAAAGATTGCTTACTATTCCACCACCTCTTCCTTTATATGATTTATTTCTTGCACCATACTTATCAACTTGTCCTGAAAGACCTTTTGCATAATTAGAACTATAAATTACGTCACCGCCCCTAACCTGTCCAAAGTATCTCATTCCACCAATCGTAATTTCTGGTTCCCATCCAGTTTTTGCTGCGCCTGGAACAACTATAGATTGTCTTCCTTTATAAGTAGAACCAAATCCTTTCCCAATTTGAGTTCCTAAAGTTGATCCCTTAATATTAACACCCTTTCCTGATGAAAGTGTCCTCTGAACCTTCAGTTGGTTTTCGATTCTTTTCAGTCTTTCCTCAAAATAAGACTTTCTAAAGTTTGATTGTGAAGTTTTGGTGACATCATCTACATTAGGTCTTAACCCACGTTCTGGTGGTTTTTCTTTGAGATCTGGACTTTCTCCAACCATCCCACCACCTTGAGCATATACAGTGCCGCTCAACATCTTAGGTTTGTTAGTTCCACCGCCTGCAGCATTCATTGCCTCCAGGGTATTAACTCCATACTTCTGAACTGCCCCACGAGACATTACAAACTCACCATCAGTTAACATTGCAGGAATTTTATCTATTCCTTTCTGTCCATTTATTAATCCAGCAGTTTGTTCTCTAAATCTATCAAATCCAAGCATTTCACTCAAAGATCCAATCATATTGTTAGATCCCATCTTGAATAGAGATCCTAAATCTGCAAATCCACCACCTGCAAATTTAGGTATCGTGGGTTTTTCTTTAGAATCATTTCCTATTCCACCAAAACTCTCAAGTCCCCCACTTAGAGCCATTGTAGCTCCTACAGTGGTTGCTGCTTCTAATCCCGCAACAGCAAGTTTTCCATATTTACCACCAAGAAATCCTGCAACTTTTCCTGCTTTTCCAATACCTGCTTTAGCTAATAGAACAGCTGTAGCCCTAGCAAGTGCTGCTCCACCTTTAATGACAATTGAAATTAAACCTCTAGCAAACTTCCCAAAAGAAGTTCCAAACATAATGTAGAGACTTAATAATTTAGACCAATGATCTCCTAAAAATCTAAAAACAGATTTCAACTTATCTTGATTCTTAGGATCAGCTAACCATTCTAAAAGTTTGTAAACCACCCTCCCCAAAAACATCTTCATAAAAAAGTCAATAATTGAAGATAAAATGTTTTTAACAGGAGCAATTACTTTAGATACAGCTTTTTTGACTAGTGAAAATCCTTTTTCTAGTTTAGATTCTTCCCCCTCTCTCTTTGACTTTTCTTTTTCTAATCGTTTCTTTTCTGCACTTTTCTTTTCTAACTGAATACTTGAATTCAAAATTTTTATAATGTTCCCAATAGATTCTGATATATCTTTTAGATATGAAGTTGAACCAGCAGCAATAGGAGATAATTCTCCTCCAGGAAGATATGACTGTGTTTGAGTTCCTGGAAGTAATTTTTCACTTTGAATCTTTTTGGGTACAATTTTTACTTTTCCAATACCAAAAGATTGTGTATTTATTTTTTTATTTTTAACTTTAAATCTACCAGATTTTCCTCTTATTCTTTTCCTCTCATTGGCAAGAAGAGCCAGTTCTTCATCTGGAAGTTTATTTTTTCCAAAAGAATTTTTTACTATTGCTTCTTTTAAAAGAATTAAGTACGTATCATAATCAAGGTCGAATACATCTTCTAGCCCCAATAGCCTTAGAATTCTTGAATCTATCGTCTCTTTTACATTAGAAGAATTGGGCATTAGATGCTTGCTGTTTAGTTTGTTCTTCCTCAATATGTTGCTTTAATAATTCAACATAGATATCCCTTTCCCAAGGAATCATATTTTCAAGTTCTGTCAAACTATATTTATGATACTGCATTAATGAAAAATTAAGACGAAAATAGTTCTCAAGATCCATGTGGACTAGGGCTATGCGAAAAAACTTGCTAGCCCCTCTAGAACAACTTCACTTTCTACATTAGTGTCGGGATTTTTTACCTTGATTTTATGAGACAATTTGGGCATTGTTTCAAAGAAACTTTCAATTTGTTTGAATTGATTTGAATTCATCTGATCCAGGAAATCACTAAGTTCTTTCTTGGTTACATCAGAAGCAGCCCAAACCTCCTCCTCCGTATAAATTTTACTAATACATGAAGCAATCAAATCAAAAGACTGCTCCATTGCATTTTCATTTGTAAAATCAAAATTTGATTTAATGAATTGATCTAAAGATGGATACTTCATTTCCATCATAATATTTTTGTCTACACGAATTTGATTCGTGTGCTCCTCATTTTTTTGTACTTGAATGGAGTCAATATCAATTTTAACAAGCACTTGTGTTACTTCATCATCTGGACAGATAATATTGACTTCTATTTGCTCTCCAACTGACTTGCCACGAATGTTTAGAAACAAATATTCAATATCAAATGTAGGCAAATTTTCTACCTTAATATTTTTTGTTAAGATACAATTTTTTATGACTGTCTTAATTGCTGTTGTGATTTGCTTCGTGTCTTCACTCTCTAAAGCAATCACAAGAAGTTTTTCTTCTTTAACTAAGAATGGTCTGAATTGAACTGTTTCTCCAGTAGAAGGCAATTCCAACTCATAAGTTGGCGTAGCAATTTTTGGTAATGGCATAATAACCTATAGTGTGTTTCAGTGTGATTATTTATTAAGTGTAGCCGAACCTCCAAAGTTTGACTTTACATCAAAAGCGTTTCCTGAAGAAGATGATGATGGGAATGATACTCCACCAGTCGTAGTGTATTCTCCATAATTAAGTCCAACACTCTTTCCTCCCCATGCCGCTTGATTAATAGCGGCAAGTTGACTTGGATTAAGGGAACTAAATTTAGAAGTTTCTGATGGTGAAGGGCTCTTTAGAGTCCCTCCAAGTTGAGAAACATAGTAACGAATGTATGAAAAAGAAATTGTAATCTTTAGTAAATTAGCAATATCATACGAAATTGGCATCGATGCAATACTTATTGGAAAAATATTAACAAACTTATAAGTTAAACGATCAATATAAGTATCTCTTTCAAACTTTGTAATTTCCAACCCGCCATAATACTCTTTTGGATATTTCATTTGATAATAAAAGTATGGCGAAGTTATGCTATTATCTTCTCCCGCAACACTTTCATTTGTAGTGTATTTCACCCATGATTCGAAGAATTTGATAATATTATATCCATCATTTTGAACATAAAAAGAAAGATCTATTCTATCATCATAAACTCTGCGATGAGCATGTCTTTCTGTTACGCCAGCAAAATCTCCATTAATTTCTGACGTTGCTAAATTAGAACCAGGAAGAATCGCATCAGAACAAGCTAATTGTAAATTGTCTTGAGACTCGGCATTAAAACTAACTCCATTTTTTCCAAGATATGTTATAAAATCTCCAGGAGGAGGAGAAATAATAACTTCATAATGACTTGTTAATGCAGGTTTCAGAGCTCCTTTTTTTATTTGATCTACTGTTCTTCTGGTTGGCGCAGCCATCTATAAATATTTAAACTTATATATTATGTATTAAAGATAATGGCAGAAAGTTTAAAAAGCAAGTACAAGCCATCCTATCCAAAAAAATACAAAGGAGATTCAAATAATATCATTTGTAGAAGTAGTTGGGAAAGAAAATTTTGCCGCTGGTGCGATCTCAACGAAAGTGTTTTGGAATGGGGGAGTGAAGAATTTTCAATTCCTTATCTTTCTCCTTTAGATGGAAGAATACACAAATATTATCCAGATTTTATCATCAAAGTGCAAGAGCAATCTGGAAAAATTAAAACATATGTAATTGAGGTAAAACCAAAAAAACAAACCGCTCCACCAAAACAAAAGTCCAGAGTTACCAAATCATACATTTATGAGGCAAAGACATATGCTGTAAATCAAGCAAAATGGAAAGCAGCTGTGGAGTGGTGTGCTGATAGATTATTAGAATTTAAAATTATCACCGAAGAGGAATTAGGTATTCGCTAATGGCACAAGGTTTTGGAGAATACGTTGGAAAGATTCCACCAAGAATCAAAGAAATTAGAAAAAGAATAGATCAAACTGGAGCAAAAGATCCTGAGGATTTAATGATCATTATTATTGATGTATTGAAGGAAGAAGTGTTGTATCCAGAACCAGGCAAATTTTACACTTTCATTTACAATCCCAAAACACCAGAAATAGAATATGATCAACACCCTCTAATTGCTTGCACATCATTAGAAAGATGGGGATTTAAAGCGATCAATTTTCATTGGAGACAGGGAAGACAATATACTTGGGAAGAGGTTGCAGGAAAATTGCATGTAGTTAGATATGAAGAATTGGATGATTTACTTAGCATACGATATGCAAAATTCCGTCTAAATAAATAAAAATCTCCCATAAACGTGGCATCCCCAACATTTTCCAGCGGTGCAGGACAAATAAACACGATTAGCTCTCCATTTATTTTGAATGGAGTTAAGTACAGAACAGAAACTATACCTACTTTGAAGGAAGGTAAAGTAATAAGTTCTGAAGTCAGACTCCAAAAGGCAGTTCAAGCAAAAGGTAGCACTCCAAGTTATCCAGATTATGCTGTAAGTAGAGATGGTGGAAAAACTTGGGTAACTCCAGGAAGTGGAAGGGGAACAAACGAAAATCAACCATTAACAACAGCAAATTCTGGATTAAGCGCATCTGAAATAAAAGGACTTCAACCAGGCGGAAATTTAAGCAAAGCATCTTTAGATTCTGCAAGTAAAGCGGTTAAAAAAGCAGGGGCAACACCAGAACAAACAAAGGCAGCTGTAGCTGGAAATCCACAAAGTCCAGCAAAAGATGATAAATCCTCTGTAGATATTTCAAAACAACTTGAAAAAGATGTTGGGGGGACAAATTCAGGATTACCCGGTGCTGGATCTAATCCTCTTAAGTATCCAGTTAATTTAAATCCTAGACAAGATCATATTCTTTTTACACAAGTAGAATATTCACCAAAACCTCTAACTGATACATCTACTAACACTGAAGGCAATCCCTTAGCACTTGGAAAAAGATCAGATAAAAGAAAGATTTTAGGAAAAGTTATTCTACCTATTCAAAGTGGAATAATGGATGGGAATGCCGTCAGTTGGGCAGAAGACAAACTGAATGCTATGGATCTTTTCCAAATCAACGTGATGAGAGCCGGTATAACAAAAGGATTTGGAGCAGCTGCTGACACAGCTGGCGCAGGAGCAAAAGAAGTTCAACTTGATGCAGCAACAGAAAAAGGAGCGTTTGGACTTCTAATTCAGAAAGCAGTGTCCCAAAAAAATGTTCTTGCAAGAGCTGAAGGACAAGTTGTTAATGATAATAATGAACTTTTATTTCAAAGTCCTTCTCTTAGAAATTTTAGTTTTACATTCAAACTCTCTGCAAGAGAAGCATCTGAAGCAAAAACAATTGCCAATATCATTAGATTTTTTAAGCAAGGAATGGCACCAAAAAGAACTCAAAATTCATATTTCTTAAAAAGTCCAAATACATTTTTAATTGAATATAGACATAATAATGGCAATCATCCAGGAGTCAATAAAATAAAAGAATGTGCTCTGATGAATTGCTCTGTAAATTATACTCCAGATGGATATTACGCAGCACACGCTGATGGCTATCTCGTAAGTTATGACATGACAATGCAATTCCAAGAACTTGAGCCAGTGTTTAATGATGAATATGCTGAGTTAAATAATCAAATAGGATACTAATCATGGCAAAACCGTATTTCAGACAAGTTCCCAATTTAGATTATGTAAGTAGAATCAAAGATGCTAAACAAATTTCTAATTACGTTCAAGTCAAGAATCTTTTTAAGAGAGTAAAACTTCGTCCAGACATTTATCAAAATACTGGTTATTTTGATCAGTACATAATTAGAGGTAATGAAAGACCTGATAATGTTGCACATAAAGTGTACCAAGACGCAACTTTAGATTGGGTGGTTTTACTTTCCAATAATATTCTCAATGTTCAAACAGAGTGGCCGATAAGTCAAACAGATTTTGATTCATATTTAATAGGAAAATATGGAACATATGAAAAATTATATGAAATTCATCATTATGAGACGACAGAAATTGTCAACTCTGAGGGAACCATTCTCATGCCAAGTGGATTTATTGTAAACTCAGATTTCTCATTTTCATATTATGATGAAATAACAGGAAATCAAGAAGTTGCTTCAAACTTTTTAAAGGAAGTAACTAATTATGATTATGAGACTGAATTAGAAAACAAAAAAAGAGAGATATACGTTCTAAAACCAGATTATTTGAGAATTGTATTTGATGACATTGATAGACTCATGCCATATAAAAAAGGTTCCAGCCAATATGTGACTGAAACCCTAAAGAGAGGCGATAATATCAGACTTTACAGTTGATCACTCTTCAGCAAGACGCTGGAAGTAAGCAAGAGCATCATCTTCATCTTCATCAGATTCCTGAGCAATCTTAGGAAGAGAAGGAGTCTTAGAACGAGCATAAGATTGCTCTAGTTCTTCAACGACGCGATCTTGAACAGATGAGGTTTGCTCATATTCCTCAAGATTATTTTCCTGCTCCAAAACAGCACGAGACTGAGTGGGAGATGTTTTTTGCCCAAGAACCATCTTCAAACGACGCTCAAGATCTTCATAAGACTTGAATTGATCGGGAGCAGTAATAGCAGTCAGGGAATATTGCTTCTTCCAGATTGCTTCCATTGCCTCATCATCGTCCAGAAGAGGTTCTACAGAACCAAATTCCGACTTATCATAGTTCCAGTAACCATCCTTCTTTACAATCTTCAGTTTGAAGTTTGCACCTTGCCAGAAGTCAAAAGGATTGATTGGCGTTTCATCTTCAAATTCAGGTTGCATTGCTTCCATGATTTTGTCAAAGATTTTCTTACCATACTTGAATAGAAAGACTTTGCCTTCATTCTGAGGGTTAGTAGGATCCTTTACCACATAGATGTTGGAGTAGTAAGACAGTTTACGCTTCTGCTTACGAACAGTTTCTTTATTTGCTTCGGAACCAGTATTCCACAGTTCGCGGTTGTGCTCACCTAGAGGATCTTTCTGTCCAATAGTTGTCAGAGAGTTCTCAATGTACCAACCACCAGGACCTTGAAAGGCATGGGAATACATTTTTGCCCAGGGAAGTTCTTCCCCTTCAGGGGCAGGCAGGAAACGGATGACTGCGAAACCGTTACCAGTTTTATCCATCTCTGGTTTCCAAAGACGCTCATCAGCACCACTAGAAGTAGTGCTCATTTTCTCAACTTCTTTGACTAGTTTTTGAGTCAAAGAACCAAGAGAAGATTGCTTTTTAAGATTAGCGAAAGACATTTGTGTACCTCGTATTGGTTAGATTTGGCTTTTGTGTACTTCGTTATTCTACAGATCTGAACCAGTTTTGTCAATCTGATTTTTCATGACTTCCAACATATTTGACATGTTATTAAAAATAACATTCATATCGACTCCAGGGGGAAGTCCCATCATTTTAGCAGAATCAACAATCCTCTGCTTCATTTCTTTAGCTTCAGGATCATCAGATAAACTCATTCTGGTATACAGAATTTTTTGCTTATCCAAAAGTTTTTCTAAAAGATTTACATGTTTAATTTTATCATCCTTTGTCATTGAAGGAAATTTAAACACACTTGTATAAATTTCCTCTTGAAGTTCAGAGATTTCTGCCATCTCTGCACGAACGACTTCAGAACTAAAAAAACTCATTGTTCTCCCAGAATTACTTCTTTCAAAATTTTACGATAACAAAATACATCAATATTTAGAAACGGATTATATTTTTTTATTCTTTTACTTACGGTTTCCCACACAGGATCCTTAAGTTTTTCATCAAACGTATTCCCGAACAGGAATATTCTATCACAAATGACTAGGGTTTCTAGGCTAATTTTACCGCTCAGGAACATTTTTAAAATTGGAGGATGTCCCTTTGAGCAATTAAAAACTTCTTTAAATTTATGAGCATCGAATAATTGCTGCACTTCATCTTTAAAGAAATAAGATAATGACTGAATTTTCTTTTGCCATTGCTGGTATCTTCCCTCACCTTCTCTTATCATCTCACCAATCCAAAGTGTTTCTGGATCTGGACAAGAGACAAAATTAGCTACAAAAAAATCTACAACCTCTTTGTCTGATTTTTGTCGTGCCACTTTTTCAAACCACATTCTATCTTTACGTTTATAGAATGATTGAACACTTGCACGACTTTTACCACAATACTTATGATAATCGTAATTATCTTTCGTGAAGTGATTTTTTAGCGCAAGATATTCTTTATATGCATCGTATGGCATCATTCAAAAAAAGTAATATAGGAAAATTTTTGCCGGGGTTTTTTGCGCCCAAAAATGGATTAAAGAGGCAATTTTGCCCTGGAACTCCTCTTTAAGAAGTTTAACTCAATTGCTTCATAACGAATCTTTTCTTTCAGTGGCTTTGAAATAAGTTTTGGAACAGACTCTACATCAATGCTATTCTGCTCACAAAAATATATAATTGCATCAATGTAATTCATGCCTGCATTAACCTGCACAAGATTTTCGATCTCCTGTGCAAATCTGGAGGGACAGAAAAATTTACTCTCTAGTACTTTCTCTAGTTCATTCTCCATCTTGCCTAGTATTGTGATGTACAAATTCTTTAATATAACGAACTAATAGTCTAATATAGTCTCCTTTGTTTCTTTTGTCAAATATTTTGACTTCTCCACCAGGAGTAACCATAATTGTGATGAGTTTAACTGGTACGATTTTCGTCAATTCATAATACGCAGCAGCGTAGAAAGTCTCTTGAACGAAATAATTTTCAATCCACTCTTCTGGTTTAATTTTTTCAGATGTCTTAAAGTCAATAACTGCTAGCTCACCATCATATTCTGCGATACAATCTACTCGTCCTGCAAGTCCAAGATACTCTGAGTAAAGTGTTCTTTCAATCGCATGAATATTATTTATCTTATCAAGATAAGGTTTAGCATGAATGAACATAATCTTAGTCATTGGTTGGTAATTATTCCAATCCAATTCTTTGTTCTCCAAATAATCTTGACAGACTTGGTGAAAATCAGTTCCTCTTGCAGTTGCTCTTTTAGTAATACGGTTTGCCTCTTCAAGTCCAATACGCTCACGCCACTTTACAAAGATTTGACGATTATAAAATGAAGTAACAGACGTAATTGATGGAACCCATTGTCCATCAGGAAGATGGTACAAACGGATTCCATTTTGTTCTTTCTTTTCTAACTCAAGATCACCTAAGTAATTACAATGATGGAAACTCATACGCCTACTTCCATCTTAGCAAGAATATATTCTTTCACTAATCCAGAGCGAACAATATCTTCCACTCCAAATTCAACAATATCAACTGATGGCATTACACGAAGAACCTTCATGAAATCAATGATGCCGTTCTTTTCATTAGTCTTAATAAGATCTGATTGAGTAGCATCACCACAGAAAAGAATCTTAGAATTTTCACCAACACGAGTAATGATTGAATCAAGTTCGTGGAAATTCAGGTTTTGAAACTCATCTACGATAATGATTGAATTGTCCAGAGTAGTTCCGCGAATAAAAGAAGTGCTCCAAAAACTAATCGTTCCTTGTGTTTTGAGGTTTCCATAAAGCATTTCAAACGATGCTTCATCTGGCATCTCAAACATATACTTCACCATATTTTTATATGGAATTTGATATAACGAAGATTTATCTTCATGATCTCCAGGAAGAAAACCAATCTCACGAGTTGCTACAAGAGAACGAACAATATAAATTTTTTCATATTGACTTCTTTCACTCAGAACATCTTTAAGTGCATTGTACAAGGCAATGAATGTTTTACCAGTGCCTGCACAACCATATGCAACAATGTTTTGATCTAGCTTATATGATTTAAAAAATTGTTCTTGATTATCAGTTAGAGGTTCAATCTCCCTCATGATGTCAAGATTAATTGGTTTTTTTCGCTTCATTTGTCTGTTGCTCATACCAAATGGAACTGGGGTTTTGGGTGTATTTTTTCTAGGCATATCAAACTGGTTTTACTTTAGATCCTGGGACTTTTGATGCTTTATGGAGAACGTCGTTCCATCCTGGATGAGACTTCTTAAGTCTGTCATATATTTCTCCAACTTCACCAGATGAAGGACAGGTGCTGGGATCAGACCAGTCTCTATCCCAATCTGTATTATCTTTCTTCCACTGTTCCCAGTCGTGAACACTCATACTCACTTCTTTCTGTTCACCAGTGACTTTATTGTAAACGGGATACGTCGCCAATTTTAACTCTCCATTCTATGTAAAAAATATTTAGTCTATACGAATAGAAGGTGCATCTACACACTCCGAACATCCTTCACGAGTCCATCCAAGTGCTTCAGAAACAGCAGGAAACTGACAAGTGAAGATGCACCGAATTGCTTCTGCAATTTCCATATGTTCCTTCTGTGTACCGTGTGCGGAACGTAGATCGATATAATGTACCCATGACCTCACAGAGCCAGTCATATAGAGGCGTGTGGGCGTCGCTAAGGGCAATACAAACCTTGCACACTCTTTTGCCACACCCTTATCTAGAAGGCGGTTGTAGAGGTTCTGAGCGTTCTCAAAATGAGATCTGATGCCCTCCAGCAAAGTCAATTTCAAATAGTCTGGCATATCGTCAATACTATTCTGACGATTCTTCGTATCCTGACGGCGAAGTTCAGGAAGAGGAATAGTTTTACTCAGAAGATTTGTATCAGCATAACGCTGCGAAAATTCTTGATATGTAAAACTCCTATGCCGCAAAATTTGAGCTGCCAAACCGCGAGTAGTATTAATCTCTACTGTCATCGTTGCCTGCTCAAAGATGCTCCAGTGCTGATGTTGGATGCAATACTTAAGCAATCCAGAGAACTTATCACTCTCTTGATTTGCTGGATTACTGACACGAGCACAGTATGCCATATGCTTTTCTGCGTCTGGAGTAGATCGGAAGAGCG